GTTGTGTCAGACGTACTTCTTCTGCAGTTGTACGTTCTGATTGCCTGATGTTCAATACCATGAATGCATCAGAGATACGCTGTCCTAATTGATTAGCCATTTCATAGGCTGTTCTAAAGTCAGCTGTCTTACCAACCTGTACAACTTGTACATCATCAGGTCTACCTTGAATGATTGCACCGTTGCCAGCTTGCGCCAGAGTCTGTGGTTTAGTTGTACTTGAGGGTGATACAAGGAAGACAACCTTAGCGGCTGCTGCAGAGCCTTCTATCAATGCCTGAGAAAGTGCTTCGAGTGACTTAAGATCACCAAGAAACTCCTCTACTCTTCCACGACCATAAGCTTCACCATCAAATGTATTAAATCGAAGAACAAGCCAGGGTGAAGCATTCTTAGGTGCAGTACTGGTGCTCTTTGGAAGCATCTTATCTTCTGCTTCCTGATACCAGGTCCACCTACCGTTATTCTTATCTAGCTTGACGTGGGTGTACACCTCAACGTCATCATCGAATGTATTAGTGCCAGTCTTACCGTTTAGCCCACCACCTGCAGAGACTTCATTAGGTTTCTTTTCTCCAGCTGGAGGTAGACCAAGTACACGACGACTGATCAGTTCCTTTGTGACAATCTCGATGACATTACCATTGCCATCACGGTCAACCACATAACGATTCAGTGGGTAGTTCTTAAGACCTTCTTTACCCATAAAGATAAGAGAGTTACCTCCTACAATGAGATGTTTGATGGCTTGATGAACGACCACTCGATCATTAGATGCATTGATTGAATCCATGACCATCCGTTCCATCTTTGAAAACGAAAGGTCAAGTTCACTACGAATTTCAGGATCAAGATCTTCCCCTAACTTGTCATCTCTGACTTGTAGTTTAAAGAAACTTGTCTGAGGTGGCAGTAAAGCTAGCATTAATTTTGATGCTAATGTCACACATGCTTTAGCTCCCACACTTTGCCAAGGCGTTTTTAATGATTGATGAGATGAGTTCTCACCATCCCTTGAAATTAAATATGGCAGCGTCAGTTGTGAGCAATTGTAAGCAATGTCTAGGAACTGTTGACGTTCACTTTGTAACTCGTTGTATCTTTGACGGCAGCTCATATGTTTAGTCCTTTGTTACCACTAATACTCAATGATCCTGACATACCTTGAGATGTCTTATTTCGATTACGTGAACCAGTACTACTTTTACCTGAGCCAATACGAATATCAGGTGTGACACCATACGGCTTCAAAGTTCTAGAAGATATAAATCTCTTAGTTGATTGCTGAAAAGGCATTGCAGGGGCAGGCATTGCAGGTGGAAGTTCCGGTGGTTTAGGAGTTTCCAACTTGATCTTTCTTGGCATACACATTTTAATTTTCCATTTGTTGTTTGTACCATTCGACTACCGACCGTTGACCAGCTTGATACATGATCTTTTCTATGTTGTCGTGTGGTGTAGGTTGTACGGGTGGAAAGTTTTCGTCCATTTCTTTTAAAATGGCAGTAGCTTGTAGACCATATGTCTCAAGCATATTGAGGGAGGTTGACATTAGAATGTTCAAAGAAAGCAGGCATACGAGCAGCCTTAGTGGCAGAAAACTCAGGAGCTTTACCCTGATACATCAGGTTATCGCTACTATCCAGCCAAAATTTTTTGTCTAAATATCTGACCTCACTATTTTTTCCAAGTGGTTGCATTACCCAGTTAATTGTGGCTTTCCTGAGTTTATCCAGGGAAGGAGACGGTCTGAGTCCCAGTTCCGCACACACAAGAGAGTTGGCTGCAACATGAATTTGCTCATCTCTGGAGATGTCAGCGGAAACGGTACGCATTCCAGCGTCACCATTCCACCGAAAAAAGGGGAGAAGTACGAAGAAAATCGCACGTTCGGCAACCATTGCTTTGAGCACAGTGTGATCTGGATGCGAAACCCACGCCTCTTTAAGTTTAAGTGCCTCTGCTTCTGCCTTGTCATCCACACCGTAAGCATCGGCGATGTAACTGAGAGCCAAGTCGTGGTTCTCTTCATCGGTGACGTTTGAGAGGAGTAGGTCGCGTGCCACAGACGGCACTTCAGTAGCCAAGGCATCAGTTATAAAATCTCCCACAGGTAGTTCCATATGTCTTAAGGCAAGAGCACGGTGTATTGATTCTTCCGCGCCTTCCCGGCATGTACCTGCAACTGGTTTTACAGGTGTCCATTTGCGCTTTCGCGCCATTAATTTGTCGTAAGGGTTCATTGTTATTCAGCACAATCACATTGAGGTTCTTTTGAATCATCCCAATCACTACCATCAAACAGGTTAGCCAAGTAATCATCTACATCAGCATCATCAAGAGCGGCATAAGCATCAGATTTATCTTGTACGTCACCCATTACTTGAAGGCTATAGTAAAGAGAGGTTTGTGGAGACCGTAGCCACTCTTCAATAAATTCCTCATTCATTGTTGCCATATCTGACCACCAATTAAAAGAGTATCCGTGAAGAAGTCCACTGCTTTGGTACAGTTTCATGATACCATCAGCAACAGCTTTGTAGTTATCCCATCCAACTTCGGATGCAATTTCTACTTCGCCATAATCATAAGTTTGTACACCAAACGTACCGCTATCACGGTCAACAGTTCGTGCAATGGGTGGTGCTATTTCAGGAGTACAAGTAAACCCGTCAGTGTCCTGTGAGCGGTAGCTACAAGACGCTGTGGGAGCGATAGCAAACGCTCTAACCATATTGTGTTGTTGTGCTATTTTTGCTGCGCCCTGAATGCCTAGAGCAATACGTGTGACTAGCTCGTAGGCAACGGTTGCTCTGGTGTCGTGCTTATCAAAGTGTTCGAGTGCACGTCCAAACTGCTCGTAACTAACGTTGTATCTCCGCAAGAGATTTGCGAGACCCAATACTCCAAGTCCAACCTGTCGATCAGAGGTAGAAGGAAGGTACTCTCCTGTCTCTCCCACACCTGTCTTTGCATGTAACTCACAAAGTTCTTGCATCCCGACACAGAAAGCTTTTGGGATGTCTTCATATGTACAGGCTCCAAGATTGACGTGCTGTAGCAGACAGGTACCTCGGGAGGGCAAGTACACTTCAAGACAAACGTTTCCACGTATTCTCTTTGTTCCTTCATACTTAACTTTATTTAGCCAGACATCACCGGCTTTAATTGCTTGTAATAGTTTTGCTTTTGTATTGGTAGACATATCCTTCCACCATTCATCAGTGATGTTTACACATCGCTTCACCCATGGCAGTTGCTCACGTGGTGTAGTGATGAACTCATTGATGTCAGGATGCGATGCGTCAAGGTGGAGAACTATCGCACCGTTCTTGTATTTTCCTCCACGTCTGAGAGTTTCATTGAGGCTACTATAAATCCTTCCAAACGATACTGGACCTGAAGCAATAAGTCCGCTGCCATTGTCGCTTCCTCTCGGTCGTAGTCTTGAAAGGTGGATCGCGCATCCAGCGCCATTACGGAGTGCATGAGAGGCGAAACGCCATGAGTCTTCGATTCCATCAGGACCCTCCATTGAGTCTTCAACAACAAATACTGTGCAGGACACTGGCAAGCGTCCTTCGGGATCATCGATCCAAGATTGCACCCTTCCGGTGCGGGAGATAAGATTAGGCATTTACTAGATCTTTCAAATTAGGTGGTTGATATTCTGGTCCTTTTAAGACCTTGCCATCTGCTCGTCGAATAGGCTTACCATCCAGACCAAGCTTTGACATGTTTGATTTATGGACACGATCCAAAGCCTCCTCTAAATCCCATTCCATATTCTCTGCATATTGAAAGCAGACATACACAAGATCTGCTAGTTCTTTTAATTCATTTTCGTACGGCTCATTATTAACAGCTGATCTAAACTCTTCAAACTCTTCAGCGATCAAAGCCAGTTGCATAGTCTGGTTCTCCAATGAGTTCTGGATCCCATAAGCCAGCCGAAACTGCATTGCTTGATCGGATAGTGACTGACTGACACAGTGGCGTGTGTTGGAGTTCATTTTCAAGATAGTGGATAGCTTTTTTAAGGTCTTCCGCTTTCGTTGCAGGAGACTTGTGACCGGCTCTGCAAATATATTTAATAGCATTACCAAGATGATAGTTGAGGTCTTGGTCTCTAATGAAATCCCAAACCTCAATGTTGCCACGGGTGTAGTGACTGGGTGATTTGTTTACCATTGAGCCAATAAGTTTTTAACGTTGTTGCCTAAGACAAAACACTGACGTTGTAGTGCAAGTAGAATAGTAATAATATCTTCTCTACTTGCTTTCTCTAATCCGTCTTCCAGTTGTCTCATCTTAAACTCTTGCTCCATCGTCATGTCAGTCACCGGAAACGGTGGGACTGAAGAGGATCGGTTGTTTGTCATAGTCTTTA